CAGCTTGCTTCGTATCCTTCATTCGCGGCACCATCATCCCTCCTGTTCCACAGACTTCGCCGTGAAGGAGAAGATCGCAACCGCCAGGCCGAAAACAACTGCGCAATCAGCGTACGTTTACCAGCGGTTCCGTGATCCACCAGATAATTCCTTGTTCCGCTAAAAAATTCCCAGTTATCAGGGAAATGCCGTAGAGACGGGTTCGCTCGAGACTGCCAGCACCGCCACTTGCCCTTGCGAAAGCGTTCTCCCGATCCGGCTGCGGCCGGATTTTCCCGTTGTATTCAAGGGTTATGCGGGTTGGGCTGAGCACTGGCTCGGGCACCAGGTGGGCCGGAAGCGGTCTCTCCAAGGCGATATTCTCCGGACCTGATGACTGCGCCCGTTTGGTGAATTTCTTATAAGCCCTTGTAAAATAGAAAGAAAATATAGCGTCCTAAATTGCTTGTATTGGAGTCGCGTTTGCGTCTGCCGCGACCGGGTTCGGAAGTTCTCAGGCCATTGCCCGCTCCAGTCTTTGCTTCCGAAGCTCCCAATCGGGCATCACCTTGTCGAGTAGCTCGAAGAATGCGGGGCCGTGATGTGGCTCGGCCACATGGCAAAGCTCGTGGGTGATGACATAGTCGATGGCGTCGACCGGCGCTTGCACGAGGCGGCGGTTCAGCAGCAAGCGTCCGGCCGGCGACATGGACCCCCATCGCTGCCGGGTCTGGCGTACGATGAGACCTTTCGGCCTGAATGCCTCGGGATCCGGGAACAGACCGAGACAGAGTTCGATCCGCTCCGGAAACTTGATGTGGGCCCGATCGCGGTACCATGCCTCGACCAGTTCGCGTGTCACCTCCGGCCTGGTCGGCCGGTGAGTCTGCACGATAATGAAGCCGCGGATCAGCTTCACGCTTTCCTGGACATGCGGGACGACCTTCAGCCGGTACTGGCGCCCGAGGTAGAGATGGGTCTCCCCGGCGACGAACCTGCGCTCCGGCGTCCGCGGCAGGAACTGGGCGAAGTACCGCTGCTGCCGCGTCACCCATGCCGCGCGCTTCCGCAGCTTGGCTTCGATGGCGTCTAGTGTCGCGTCTTCCGGGGCCGCGATCACCACCGACGCATCCGGCTCGACGGCGATCTCCAGTGTCTTCCTCGGGCGACGGACGATTTCGTATCGGATCTCCTGCTCACCATACTGCAGGCAATGCAATTCCCGCGTCATGCTGCGAACCGGGCCCGGGCGAGGTCCATGATCTTCAGTTCGAGCTCGTCGAGGACCTCCACGGGCAGTTCGACGCCCTTTTCGTCGCGCAGGACGTCGAAGAAGTAGTCATCGATGGCGTTGCGCAGATTGTTCTGGGCCACCTCGTTCGACCAGATGTCCACGATCAGGTGTGACTTGATGATGTCGATGATCTGTTGAGCGATCGCTGCGGCATCGTCGCCGGCTACCAGCTCATCGCCTTCGGTCTTCAGCTGACCGTCCAGGATCCCGAAGAACGCCTGCGCATCCTCATCGCCCCGGATGCCTTCCGGAACATCGCGGCCGCGATCCTTGCGAGCAACTTTGCTCGCGAGGTCCACGACGCTGTTCAGGTATTCGCGCTCGGACAGCCGCTTCTCGCGATAGGCGCGGATGGTCTCTTCGAGCAGCTCGGAGAACTGTTTGTAGAACGTCGGGTCCTCATCCATCTTCTCGGTGATTGCCCGCCGGGTTGCGCTGGCGATGCGGTCGGCCCTCGACGCCTCAGAGACCCCTGTCTCCTCGACGACAGCCTTCAGCGCATCGGGATCGTTGATGTTGACCACCTCGATGATGGTCTCCGCCGGCATCGCCACGACATGGTCATCAAGGAGCTTCTGGATCTTCGGCTCGAACTCGCGGACATCGACCGTCTCCTGGTAGCGAAGCTGGACCGAGCGCTTGAGCTCGGAGAACTGTTTCCAGTCGCGTTTCAGGGTATCGATCTTGGTCTCGTCGAAGACATCGAACAGCTTGTCGGACGAGAGCGAGATGTGCAGGCACCGGCTGAAAGCCTTGAGGCGCGCGTAGAACTCATGGCGCAGCGACTCGTCAGCGAGGTGCTGCTCGAACTGCTCCATGTCCTTTTTGTTCCGCACCGGCTTGAAGAGGTCCCAGAGCTGGTCGTGCAGCTGGGGCAGCTTGCGGATCTCCTCACGGACATCGTGCACCGTCCCTGCGAGGTCGGCGGCCTCGTAGCCTTCAAAGGCGCTGTACGTCGTCAGGGCGCTGTCCAGCTCGCCGAGCAGCCCCTCGTAATCAACGATGAAGCCGAACTGCTTCTCCGTTCCGCCGTCCTCGTAGAGCCGGTTCACCCTCGCAATCGCCTGCAGGAGATTGTGTTCCTTCAGGGACTTGCAGACGTAGAGCACCGTGTTCCGGGGCGCGTCGAAGCCGGTGAGGAGCTTGGAGACGACGATCAGGATCTCTGGATCGCCGGAGCCTTTGAAGGCATCGATGATCTGCCGGTTGTACTCCTCCTCGGTCTTGTACCGCGCCATCATCTGCGACCAGAAGCGGCGCACGAGGTCCTTGGACTCCTGGTCGACCTCCTCGTTGCCTTCGTTCTCGTCCGGCGGGGAGATGACGATCGCGCTCGAGACGTGGCCGATCTCATCGAGAACTTCCTTGAAGCGGACGGCCGCCGCCTTCGACGGGGCAACGAGCTGCGCCTTGAAGCCGGTCCCCTGCCAGTGCTGGCGATAGTGCTCGGAGATGTCGAACGCCTTGGCTCGGATAGCCTGGTCGGTCTTGGCCAGCGCGTCCATCCGGGAGAACTTGCGCTTGAGGTCGGCCTTCTGGCTTTCAGTCAACCCCTCGCTGATCTTCTCGAACCAGCGGTCGATCACGGCGCCGGATACCTGCTGCTCGACAAGCCGTCCCTCATAGAGCAGCGGCACGACAGCACCGTCGGCGACCGCCTCGTCGATGGCGTAGCGGTGGATCAGCCGCCCGAAGGTCGACAGCGTATTCTTCTCCTTCTTGAGCAGGGGCGTGCCGGTGAAGCCGAGGTAGCAGGCCTTTGGAAGGAGGCGGCGCATCTTGGCGGCGAATTGGCTGTGGCCGCCGTAGCGCCCCGTTTGAGTCCTGTGGCTCTCGTCGACCAGCACGAAGATGTTCGGATCTTCGTCCACCAGCTTGCTGTTCCTCAGCGCCGTGTCGAACTTGTTGATGATCGTCGTGACCAGCGGAGCCTTGTTGTGGACGAGCTCCAGAAGGTGAGACCCACTCGTCGCCCGAACCGGTTCGAGGTCACAGGACTTGAAGGTGTCCTTGATCTGCTTGTCGAGATCGTCGCGGTCCGTGACGATGAGGATCCGAGGGTTCTCGATGCTGCGCTCGAGAGCAAGCGAGCGCCCCAGCATCACCATCGTCAGCGACTTGCCCGAGCCCTGTGTGTGCCAGATCACGCCGCCCTTTCGGGCGCCGCTGACATCGTGCTGCTTGACCGTCTCGACGGCGCGGCGGATCCCGAAGAACTGCTGATGGCGCGCAACCTTGCGGACGCCGCCATCGAACACGGTGAAGCGGCGGATCAGATCGAGCAGCCGCTCGGGGCGGCAGAGTGCATAAACCGTCCGGTCCTGGGCCGTGACCGCGCGCTCGCCCTCGGCGGCCATCGCGTCGAAATAGGCGCGTGCATCCGCGAAGTCGCCGGAGAAGATGGCACCTTTCTCCGGCGCGGTGAGCACGCGGTTGGCGAAGGGCGCGATGGCCTCGTCGGTGTCTTCCTCGTCGCGCCACTCGGCCCAAAACTTCGGTTTCGTTGCGACCGTCGCATACCGCGCCGCATTCCGGTTCATGCCGATCAGCAGTTGGGCGAAGTGGAAAAGCTGCGGGATGTTGTCCTCGTTCTGATAGCCGATCAGCTGGCTGTCCGCCTTCTTCAGGCTCTCTGTCGGCCGCTTGTTCTCGATCACCAGGATCGGGATGCCGTTCACGAAGGCGACGATATCGCAGCGCTTGGTTTGGCTCGACACGGTCCTCTCGACCGAGAACTCGGCAGTGACGTGGAAGACGTTGTTCTCCGGCCGCTCCCAATCGATGTAGCGGAACGAATAGCTCTTCGAGTCGCCGTCGATGGACTTCGTGATCGTCGTGCCGAGGACGAGCGTGTCGTAGATGTCCTGGTTTGTTCCCCGCAGCCCCTTCAGGCGGTCCGGCGTGGGCTTAAGCCGCCGCATCGCCTCGTGCGCGTCCTCGAGGTCGAAGGCATACTCGCGGCCCCGATGGGTAAAGCGGTTGATGCGCATCAGCTGCTCGGCGAGCACGTCGTCCAGCACGACGTTCCGCAGGCGGCCACCGCGGAGGCGCAGCGCTTCCTCCTGCGAGAGCGGGGTGAACCCGAGCGCGACCAGCAGTTGAAGTGCGGGCACCTGAGACTGATGTTTCTCCGCGGCGTCGAAAGTCACAGTTCCCACTCCGGATGCTTCGCGGCCCTGTAGAAGGCGCGAACAGGGGTGTCGGGGCACCGCCCGAGCTTCTCGCGCTGCGGTTCAAGAATATCGATCAGGGATTGATAATAGTCCTGTTCGCCCGGCCAAACCTCGGCAACCGACTTGAGTTCGAGATATCGCCGGTAAACGTATGAAATGGCGTCGGCTACCTGCACCAAGGAGGAATGGTTCGACTTGATAGCAAAAGCGGTATTGACGATGTGGTCGAACCGGTCCGCTGCCGTGCGCGCTTGCCACACGGTCTTGCCCCGCCGACGCATCTGAATCTGATAGAGACCGTCGAACCAAGGATCAGCGTCGTACAATGCGTCGGAAAGAGCCGGCATCTCTTGCTTGTTGTCGTCCATGATGACGACGGTCAGGCCCTTGCTATTGCGCACTGTCTGCATCTTCTTCTGCACAAGGCAGCCCGTGAAGAGAGCACCCGCAAGCCAGTAGCTGTTGCCGAATGGGTGGCCGTGGCCTGCCGCCACCGCCATGTCGAAAGCATTGAAGGACAAGCCGAAGCCGTACACCTTGCCACCGTTACTTACCGCAAGACGGCACACATCTGTTAGGAACGCCTTCCGCTCATCGGCGTCGATCTGACGCCAACCGCCGCTTCCGTTAATGAATCGCTTGGTCTTCAATTCGGTCCGCGCACCGGGATGGCGAGCAAACAGCGCCTCAAGCCGAGCATCAAAATCGGCGGTTTTTCGGCGCAGCTTGTATGCATCGACCATCAGTCCGCAGGTAACGAAAACATCGCCTTCGTCACGCGAGCCACTTTCATCAATGTAAATGAACTTCAATTCAGGCTCCTTCCATCAGCCCTTCGGCGGATAGGGATCTTTCCCATAGGTGTTCCGCTCACGGATCTTGCCGTCGCGGCCCTTCAGGAAGGCCTCCCCCTTGGTTTCAGCGGCCTTCTCGCGGGAATGGGCCCAGGCGTCGGACTGGGTGTCCGTGACCTTGCTGGCGCGCGTGGCGCCTTCGCGCTTGGACTCCCACTTCCCGTCCGGGCGCTGCTGGGTCCAGTAGTTCTTCTTATCCGGCATGTTCGGTCTCCTCGGTGGCTGCGGAGGTCTCGGCGGGGTCGAGCGGTACGCGCCATTCTCCCGTCAGCAGCTTCTGCATCAGGCCGCGCTTCTGCAGCGTGACGGCTTCGATCTCGCGCTCTGTCGCGGCAAGGTCGGCGCGCGCGGTGTTTAGGACGGCGGCGATGGCCTTCTGCTCGTCGAGTTGAGGCAAGGGCAGTTTCAGCGCGGCGAGGTCATCGTAGTAGGTCCGCTGGCGCACGCTGCCCGAACCGCCGCTGTTGATGTAGTGGGCCCACCAGGACGTCTTGCGCAGGTGATCGAGGTAGTCGGGGTCGAGCCCGTCCGCGTTACAGGCGAAGACGACGTAATCGGGGCTGACCAGCACCTCGTCCTCCCGCTCGTTCATCGCGATGGATCCGACATTGATGCGCATCGGGTTGTAGGCGAAGGCACGGGGCGGCAGGCGCTTGTAGCGGCTGATGTCGCCGGCGATGGTCTGCTCCCGCATCGGCACGACGCCGTCGGCCTTGGTGACGCCCATGACAAAGTCCCGGCCGAGCCCCTTGGCCCCGTTCCGCCTAGTCAGTTCATGGGTCACCGCGCCGAGGCGCGTCGGCGCCCAGTTGCGCCGCTGGCCGTTCAGGCGGAGCTCTCCGAACAAGAGGGCTGCGCGAAGGCCGACGAGGCGCTGTTCCTTCGCCACGCGGAGGGCCGTGAGCTTTTCGAGTGCCTCGTCCCAAGTCCGCACGATTTCAGTGATCTTGCGCTGTTGCTGGAAAGGAGGAACTGGAAGCGGAGTGGATTTCAGCAGTTCTGTGTCAAGACGGCCTGTTCCGTGACCGGCAGTATCCAAGTGCCTGAGAATATCTGGCTGTCGCGCAATGATGGAAAGAGCGAGGAACTCACCATCAACGCCATCTCTTGGAATCAAAGCCTTAATGTCTTGATTGAAGGCTACAGGTCGGTTGCAAAGAACAACAGGCAGCCCTTTGAAGAGGCCCATGCCCCGGACAAGCACCAATACAGTGCCTGGTGGAACTACGCGGACAGTCTTTGCGCCTTCTTCCGTCAGGCTTTCACCCACGCCGTTCAGGCGCATTACCTTCATGTCCTTGACCGTCACCCAAGGGACAGGACCATTCCAGAAGTCCGGTCTTCCTTTGTTTGGTGTCCCGCCAGAGCAAAAGGTTGCAAGCTCTGAGATCGGCAGTTGTCGCCAGTTGCTATCACGCATCGCCACGGCCCTTCTTCTCCGCCTTCGCGGCATTGGCGATGCGTTTTAGCTCGTCAAGTTCGTCCACCTCGGCCGCAGCCTGCCGCGCGGCGTCCTTCCGCTTGGCATCGAACGCGTCATAGCGATCGTGGGCGATGCGCTTCGCGGCCTCCGCCGAGACGGAGCCGGCGCCCTGCAGCTTCGGCAGCTCGTTGGAGGTCAGGAAGGTGTCGAGCACCCCCTCCCATTCGGCCAGCCGCATGGTCTGCCGCCGTGTCGCCCGCAACTCGGCGGTGTTCAGGAAGGTCTCGACGATCAGGTTGAGCTCCCGGATCTCGGCCTCGCCGAGATAGTTCTTGGCCGTGCCGACGTCGGACTTGCGAAGGGGGCGGCCCTTGTCGGCGTTCTTCCAGGTCGTCAGCCCCATGTTCGGCTGGTCGGCATTGGCCCGCGCGCGGATCAGTTCGCCCGCCGTATGGCTGGTGACCGCGTAGAGCATCTTGTTCTGGATCGTCGCATAGAAGGTGTTCACGGTCGGCGATTTGGCGTCGTAGTCCTCGCTGAGCGCGAGGATGTCGCGCACCTTCTGATAGAACCGCGCCTCGGACGCGCGAATGTCGCGGATGCGCTCCAGCAGCTCGTCGAAGTAGTCCCAGGCGGGATCCTTCAGGCGCTCGTCATTCATGACGAAGCCTTTGACGAGATACTCCTTCAGCGTGGTGGTCGCCCAGCGCCGGAACTGCACGCCGCGGGGGCTACGCACGCGATAGCCGACGGCAAGGATCGCATCCAGGTTGTAGGTCTTCGTCCGGTAGGCCTTCCCGTCTGCGGCAGGTATCAAGGATTCCTTGACAACTGACTCCAGCGCAAGCTCCCCGTCCGAGACGATGTTGTTGAGGTGCAAGCTGATGTTCTGCTTCGAGGTGTCGAACAGGTCGGCCATCTGCGCTTGCGTCAGCCAGACAGTCCCATCGACGGCCCTGAGCTGAATCTCGGCCTGTCCGTCCTCGGTGCTGTAGAGGATGATTTCGCCATCAGACATCGACGCCGAGCTCCTTCAGATATCCGGCCATTTTCGCCCGGACCTCCGCCAGTTCGGCCTCGATCCGCACGATGTCCTTCTGGACAGCGGCGACGTCGATCTGCTCCTCGGGCTCGAAGGTGTCGACGTAGCGGGGGATGTTGAGGTTGTAGCCGTTCTCGGCGATCTCCTCTGGGCTGGCCCGGTGCGAATACCGCTCGATCTCGGCGCGGGTGGCGTAGGTCTCCAGCACCTTGGCGACATGCGCGTCGTCCATCACATTCTGGGTCTTGCCCGGCGTGAACTCCTTGCTGGCATCGATGAACAGCACGTCCCGCCGGTCCGCGTTCGCTCCACCATCCTCGCGCGAGCGGTCGAAGATCAGGATGGCGACCGGGATGCCCGTGGTGGTGAACAGGTTCGCGGGCAGGCCGACGACGGCGTCGAGCAGGTTCTCCTCGATCAGCTGCTGGCGGATGCGCCCCTCGGCCCCGCCCCGGAACAGCACGCCATGCGGCACGATGACGGCGACACGGCCGGACTGCCGCTTGGCGATCTCGATCATGTGGGTGATGAAGGCGTAGTCGCCCTTGGACTTGGGCGGCACGCCGCGCCAGAAGCGCTTGTACTGGTCGCTGTCGGCATCCTCCGCGCCCCATTTGTCGAGCGAGAACGGCGGATTGGCGAGCACCACGTCGAACCGCATCAGGTGATCGCCCTCGACCAGCGCCGGGCTGTTGAGCGTGTCGCACCATTCGATGCGAGCGGCGTCCTTAGCGTGCAGGAACATGTTCATGCGGGCCAGCGCCCAAGTCGCCCCGTTCACTTCCTGTCCGTAGAGGGCGAAATTTTCGGACCCGACCTCCTGCGAGGCCTGGATCAGCAGCGAGCCGGAACCGCAGGCGGGGTCGCAGATCGTGTTGCCGGGCTGCGGCGCGGCCAGCTTGGCCAGCAGACGCGAGACGGCCGTGGGCGTGTAGAACTCTCCCGCCTTCTTCCCCGCGTCCGAAGCGAAGCGCGAGATGAGGTAGATGTAGCACTCGCCGATAATGTCCTCGGTCACCCGCGACGGGCGCAGGTCGAGGGCGGGCTTGGCGAAGTCCTCGAGGAGGTTCTTGAGGCGGCGGTTGCGATCCTTCGGGCGGCCGAGGTTGGCCTCGGAGTTGAAGTCGATGTTGCGGAAGACGCCTTCGAGCTTGGCCCGGTTAGCGTCTTCGATCTTCTCCAGCGCGATGTTTATCAGTTCGCCGATGTTGGCCTCGTTCCGCTGAGCGTAGAGGTCGTAGAAGCTGGCGCCCTCGGGCAGGATAAAGCGCTCGCGCTCGAGGCGACGGCGAATGCGGGCCTCGTCGTCACCGTACTGCTTGCGGTAAGTCTCGAGGTGGTCGTTCCAGAGGTCCGAAATGTACTTAAGGAACAACATCACGAGAATGTAGTCCTTGTACTGGCCGGCATCGACGGCGCCCCGGAAGGTGTCGCAGGCCGCCCAGGCGGTCTGGTTGATCTGCTGTTGGGTAATCTGATCGGTCATCAGGCAATTTCCTTCTGGTCGGCGGCCTTCGCGGCCTCGCCGAGAATGGCGCTTACGAGTTCTTCGCGGCGAGCGGCGAGTTGACGGAGCAGTTGTCCCTCCTGCCGGGCGAGGGCATCGAGTTCGACGATACGTTTCTGCGTGGGCAGGTCGGGCACGGCAATCTCGAGGTTCTCGAGGACCGCCATCGGGATCATCCTGAGGCTTGTGCCTTGTGCTTCCACGTCGAGCCTACGCTGCGCATCGGGCTGGTTGATGGCCCATGCCACGTATTCGGGGAGAACTCGGCCCCTGTCGGGGCGAACGATCACCAACGGAACGATGACCACGACGGGCTCCGGCAGCGAAGCGGGAATGGCCACCGCGGCGTTCGGCTCGCCACGCGATCGAAAGACGACCTCGCCGCCGCGGACGAAGTATCGGTCGGACAGCTTGTCCAGGTCGTACCTCTGGAAGTCTGGGCCCGGTGCTTCGCCGTTCGTTCCGACGTCACGCAGCTGCAGCGCCGGCACGCCACCCTCCGGCAGCGGATCGAGCCTGCCGCGCGCCGTGTAGCCGGAGTGAATGTCCGAAAGCTCCGCGAGCCGCATGAAAGAATCCTCTGTAAGGCCATTTACAGAGATCTAGGCGGGCCCGCCCCTCAAGTCAATCCTTCAATTTGCAGTTTTCATCCTACAGAGAGAAATGCAGTGCCTGATGCTGCCATGTGAGCGGGAACGGCTCCAGCACCTGCGCGAGCGTCACCTCCGGCCCCTGCTTCCCGTCCAGGATCGCGTCGATGATGTCAGGCGCGAGCAGCGTGAGCCGCAGGACGCGGGTCATGTAGGAGGGCGCGATGCCCTCCCGTTCGGCCAGTTCGGCGATGGTGGCGTATTCGCCCGACTCGAGCATCCGCTTCCATCGGAACGCACGGGCCAGCGCCTTGACCAGCGTGCTGTCAGTCCGCTGCGATTGCGTGGCGCCCTCGGGCAACTGCATCTCCTTCTTCCCGCCACGCTTCACGATCCGGAACGGGACGTGGAGCGTCACGGTGTCGGGGATGGGTGCGCCGCGAGTCATGCTGCGGCCTCGATGCCGCCGGTCAGCATCTCGCGCGCGAGGCTGCCGAGCCCGTCGACGCGGAGCCGGACGTTCAGCCCGTCCGTGCCTATCTCCACCCGTTCAACCAGCAGCGCCACGATGCGGGCCTGCTCGGCGGGGAAGAGCTCGTCCCACAGCGGGTCTAGCTGCTGAAGGGCCGCGCGGGCATCGGCCTCGGTAGTGCCATCAGCGTGTGCACGCGCCGCCTTCCACGTGCCCGCCACGATCTCCGGCTGGCGGAACACGGCGCGGAGCTGGTCGATGACCGCGGCCTCGATCTCGCCCGCTGGCACGCGACCAACCGGGCAAGATCCTGCGCCGTGTTTCAGCACTGTCTGGCTGACATAGTAGCGGTACAGCCGGTCGCCCTTGCGGGTGTGCGTCGGCGAGAAGGCCGCGCCGTCCGGTCCGAACAGCAGCCCCTTCAGCAGCGCCGGCGTCTCGGCGCGAGTGCGCGCGGCCCGCTTCCGGGGGCTCTCCTGCAAGATGGCATGAACACGGTCCCACGTCTCGCGGTCGATGATCGCGTCATGCTCGCCGGGATAGCTTTCTCCCTTGTGGACCGCCTCCCCGATGTAGGCCCGGTTGTTCAGCATCCGGTAGAGGTACTTCTTGTCGATCCGGTTGCCGCGCGGCGTGCGAATGCCGCGCTTGGCGACCTCGCGCGCCAGTTCGGTGCCCGACCCGATTTCGAGGAAGCGGGCGAAGATCCAGCGGACATGCGCGGCGGTTTCTTCGTCGATGACCAGCTTGCGGTTCTCGACCCGATAGCCGTAGGGCGGCACCCCGCCCATCCACATGCCCTTCTTCCGACTGGCGGCGACCTTGTCGCGGATGCGTTCAGCCGTGACCTCGCGTTCGAACTGGGCAAACGAGAGCAGGATGTTCAGCGTCAGCCGCCCCATGGAGGTGGTCGTGTTGAACGACTGCGTCACGGAGACGAACGTCACGCCGTTCCGGTCGAACACTTCAACCAGCTTGGCGAAGTCGGCCAGCGAGCGGCTGAGGCGGTCGATCTTGTAGACGACGACCACGTCGACCAGCCCGTCCTCGATGTCCTCCAGCAGCCGCTTCAATCCGGGGCGTTCCAGCGTGCCGCCGGAGATGCCGCCGTCGTCATACTGATCGCGAACCAGCACCCAGCCCTCGGAGCGCTGGCTGGCGATGTACGCTTCGCAGGCCTCGCGCTGGGCGTGGAGGCTGTTGAACTCCTGCTCCAGCCCTTCCTCAGACGATTTCCGGGTATAGACGGCGCACCGCAGCTTGCGGACGACCTTCGATTTTTCGGGCGGCTTCGTCATGTCCCCCGACCCTCCGCTTGCGCTCCGGGCTTTCGCTGCTGCGAACGATCCACCGGATCGTCCGCTCGCCTCCGGCGACCGCCGCTCACCCCCCTGTGGTTCTTGAGCCCGAAGAACACCCAGCCGTTCCAACGCGTCCCGGTGATGGCCCGCGCGATGGCGGACAGCGACTTGTAGGGGCGTCCCTGCCATTCAAAGCCGTCGGCGGTGACGGTGACGATCTGCTCGACGCCCTGCCATTCGCGCAGCAGCCGTGTGCCGGTGATCGGGCGGTCGCGGTCGGCGCGGATGCCACGCTTCCTCTTGTCGCCGCCCTCCAGTTCCTCGCCGAGCCGTTCCAGCCGCCGGATCGTCTCCGGCTTCAGCCCGCCATAGGCCAGTTCCTGGATGCGGTAGGCCAGGCGGCTTTCGAGATAGCGCCGGTTGAACGGCGGCGGTTCGCTATCGAACAGGTCGCGCCACTGTTTCTTCAGGTCGGGCGTCGGCGTGGTCTTGAGCGCGGCCAGGCGCGCGGGGATAGGATCGGGCTTGTTCATGCATTTCTCCGGTGAGTTGGAATTGCATGACGGCATTGGTCGGGCGGATAGTGTAGGCAACGTTCTCCAGTCTCGTCAGATACTTCGCCCGAAACCCGTATCCGCAACCGAACCAGCCCGAGCGCCAGCAGGCCGCACAGTTCAGTGCGCCGCTCTGCGGGCGTCATCTGGTCGGGCGGGAGCGGATTGGGACGTTTCATGCGGGCCTCGGAGTGGTCGTCTCCTCTGGCCTCTACTCGTCGATGTCGGAAACTGTCCCAGCCGATCCCGCGGAGGTTGAAGAATCGCCAGAAAGAACGTAGCAAGAACATTGGTTTTGCAGGAAAGGGGATTCGTCGTGGCCGGCAATTTGAAGAAGTTCGTGAACCCCCGGTTCATCAAGACCATCGATCTCGCCCTGATGAAGCCGCTGCTGGCGCGGCACGAGGGCAAGTACAAGGGCTTCTCCGTCGACCTGCTGGACCAGGAAGAGGATGCCGCCCGCGAGGCGCTGGAGAAACTGCTGACCGGCGCCGAGGACAGCTATCCCGAGGGGCTGCGCGGCGATCTGCACCGCATCGCGGAACTGGGCGATGCCCGCGGCCTCGAGATCATCCAGGCGCAGGCCGCCCGTCAGGGCGTCGATCTGTTCCCCGACATGAAGACGGGCGACGAGGACGCTCCGAACAAGGCGCATGATCCAAAGCACATCGCCGTCAGGGTGTTTCTGGAGCATCCTGACCTGTTCGACGCCGCCGCTGACCACATGGCGATGCTCACCGCCGACCGCCTGCATGAGTATGCCGGGCGGGAACGGCGCATCAGCCCGAGATTGCGGAACTCTTCGCCTCGATCATCCTCGACAGGCCCGGCTTCTTCGACGGCGACGATGCGCAGGACCTGTATACCCTGCGCCCGGTCGAACTGGCCGGACCGGGCTTCGCCTTCGACGCCGCCTACGATCCGCTGATCGACAAGGTACTGATCATCGAGGCAGCGGCCGACCTGATGGCGCCCGGCAAGAAGGGGTATCCCCGCGTGGTGCGAACGCTGCGGTCGCGGGATCTCGGCGGTGACGCGCTCCAGCATTTCGGCAGCACACCGGTCTCGTTCGGCGACGCCTGGCGGCTGGGCGAGCTCGTGTTCCGGATCCTGTTCAAGGGCGACGGCAAGCGCCAGCCGCAGGTCACGGTCAAGCTGCGG